AGTGTATGGTGCTTCAAACACTGCCTCTTTTTGTGCCTGAGAACCTGGCATGAAACCCTGTTCCCTCGTTTGAACTGCAGATCTAATTATGACGACTTTTTCATACTCTCCTTTCTGTAGTACATCATTGAGTGCCAAGTATGTAGCACACATTGTTTTTCCTGTACCTGCTGTTCCGATGGCGGCTAGATTGTATCCTTGTTTATAAGAGTCAAATAAGTCAGATTGAGATGGTGTGAGTGGGTTAATCTTTCGCATTGCGAACTTTTGATTTAAGATGCCCATCATATGGTCTTGTTCTCTTTCTACTCTTCTTTTTTCTTTACGGGATAGTCTTCGCTGTTTTGCCATGAAACCTCCTAATGGTATTTTACCATGTGTTAATTTTATTTGCCACCCCATCTTTTTTAATTGAACCGGGATGATGCTTTTTCACATTCTTTAGAACATCACGAAACGCATCGTCAGGTTTTCTTAAACCTAAACGAACAGAGTCACCAAGTGCTGGTGCGTTCACAATCAATTGTTTAATGTTTGGATTTTGATCTAGGTATTCTTGACGTTCGGCCATTGACAAAATTCTGTCAAAGCGTTCGCCATTTTCAGTGTTTTCAAAAGTATAAGTAGGCATTAACTCTCCTATTTTAATTACAAAAAAAGGAACCAAATTACGGTTCCTTACCGCATAGTATATCACCTATGCTTATATTTATATAATTGATGTGTTAGCCAACAATTGTTTCGTAAATTTCTTTCCAGTTATTACAACGTGGCATGTCACCAACGAAGGAATCTTTGTTGAAAGGATGATTTACCAAAATACTATCAAGACCAAGAGTACGACCAAGAACTGCATTCTCGACTTTATCTTCAATCCACCAACATCCGGTGTTACGATATGGTTCAAGTGCTTCATCTTTGTCAGCACCAGTATCTACATAAACATATGACTCAAACACGGTAGGACCAAACATTTCAATTAAGTTTTTTGTACGAAGGTGACCAGCATAAGGGTCAGTACTAAGTGAACTGATTACACGAAAGATATAACCATGTTCTTCATGTAATTTACGTACATACTTAATAGCATCGCGAAGAGGTGGAAGCTTACGAATCCAAGCTGACTCGTTAAACATCCGAACTAGACGTTCCTTTTCTTCAAATTCTAAGCTAAAACGAGTACCAATATCGTATTCGTTTTCGCCATTAGCGACTTGAACGTAACCGTGACGTTCCATCCATTGTGTAAATGAGTGGACCCAGTCAAGTAGAACTCCGTCTACGTCAGTTAAGATTACTTTTTTATTTAGCATATATTTTCACTTTCTTTCATTTTATATTCGTATTATAACAAAAAGGGGATTGAATGTCAACCCCCTTTTTTAATTTTATTTTACACCCATCATAGGTCCAAAGCGACGTTGCATTGCTTTCAGTTCAGCTTTGAAAAGTTTTCCGGATTGTCCACACTTATAAACGTATGGCATTTTATAGTTGCGAGGTTTAAAGTCAACCAACTCATCACCCATATGGTTTTTCATATGCAAACCTTCCATCTCAACCATTTGTTTTAGTAGAGCGGAGCTTACTGTTTCTGCACCTTTAACTTTTGCTTTAACCTTGATGTCGGCTTCAGCTGAGTCAAACCTGATGTTACCAATTTCGAATTCTAAGTTGGCGCCAAATTTGTTAAGAACATTTTGCATTTCAACGCGAAGAGCTTTAAGAGTTACTTGGTCGAATTTTGTTACTTTTTTCATTTGGTAGATCCTTTTTGTTTTACCTTATACAAACAATATAACATATTAAAACGGTATTGTCAACAGTTAATTTGATTTAATTACAAAAAAGAATCGTTTATAAACAACTACTTATTATTTTTTTTCGAAAGATTGAAATCGTCTTCTAACCAGCGCTCTGAAAGCTTTGATTTTCGCTTTTCTCTACGTTGCTTTTTACGATTTTCTTTCTTAGAAGAATAGTCGTCATTGTCTCCCCATTCGTCGTCGTCCCATGTTTCTCGGAATGATTTACGCTTAGCCATATTCTTAACCTATTATGCTGTTTCTTTAATTAATTGTGGAAATGCTTCGTTGATTACTTTTAAGGAAATACCTTTAAAGGGCTTTTTACAGATCATGTAATTAGCTAACAATTCTGCATCATCATTATCAATGTCTTCTAAAAACGATATAAAGAGTGATTCACGTTTTACTTGTTTGATGTCGTCGTATCCACCACCTTTTACAAAAATACGAAGACGACGGGAGTCAGATATAAGCATAGCTTTAGCTTCATCTTCGTAATCATTTTTGTTCCAAGGCGGAGGAGTATTAGGAATTAAAAACTCTATCGAAGGATCGTAAGTAGCTTGAACAACAGTGCGTAATGCAAAGCTATCATGCTTTTGAAGATTTGCAACCTTTTCTGCAGTTGATTTCAACTTGCCAGTTTCAGCTACGATTTCACTTATTGATATATGTACCGCCATTTAAAAATCCTGTATGTCAGTGATAAGATGTTTCAGTTTTTTCTGAATAAAGTAATTAAACAGATGTTCACGGCCAATGCTTTTTTCTTCATTGTACTCTGCACGAATTTGATCTTGATACTTTTGAGGAATTTCAGATAGATCAATCATCATTTTGTTACGATAAAATCTACGTAGAGTTTCCTCATCCATATTTTCAGTACCGTCTGAATACAATGCAAGACGCTTTTTGGTCATTGCTTTTTGACGCTCACCAACAGCTAAACAGTTATCAGGTGACAAGATGTTTGGTACACCATCGCCCGTGTCACCTTTAAGAATATGTTCTTCAAGGTACTGAGCTGGCTGGTCGTGACGAATCCAACGCTTGCGGATTGGATCGTATTGATCTACGTTTGCGTACTTTTGAAGTTGAATAAAGTCTTTATCAGCCGATAGAATAAGGAACTTTTCAGAACCAATATTAAGCTCAGATCCATGTTCATGGATGACCGTACCGATAATATCATCAGCTTCGCAATGGTCAATATGGATTACTTTATAAGGGAAGTAATCTTTAATTTCAGAACGAAGGTTATTCATAATTTCAAAAAGTGCATTCCAATCGAGTTCAGATTTATCACGACCAGCTTTGCGGTTTGCTTTATAGTATGGATAAGCTTCTTTGCGCCAGGTATTTTTACCGTCAGCACAAACAACGATTTCTCCATACTCTTCTGAAAACTTTTTACGATTAGCTCGCAATGAGTTCAGAAACATGTGACGGATGATGTTCTCATCAACAGCCACGTCATAATGTTTTCCAATGCTCGCAAATAGCGAGGCAAGGATAACTTGGTTATAGTCTACTAATATTGCCATTTTGTTTCTCGTTTCAATTAATTTACAAATACTATAATAACACAAGTGTTTGTAAATGTCAACTGTTAACTTCCTTTTTGTCTCAAAAGTTTTGTCCACAGATTACCAAAGGTAACAATGTCATTTGGAATCAAAGCAAATCGATCTGATGTTGTAAATCTATTTAGGAAATTCGGATCGTTTTTAATTTGCTCTAGTACACCTTTTGTAATAGCGTATGCCAAATTAGCGTGAGTGCCTGCATCTTCATTATAATCATACATCACTGTAGCATTAGCTGCGGTTTCAGGAAGTGCTCCATAATTTGGATGAATACATAACAAGCCAGATTTAATTGCTTCAATGAGTGCAATGCATGATGTTTCTTGCCAAATATTTGGATAAAGGAAGATGTGAGACTTCTTAAGCGCTTGAATTACATCTTCATTTGGAACTGACCCATGATAGGTCATGTTTGGATGTTCATGAATTTTTGTGAATAGTTCCACATATGGATCGTCACGTTGTGCCCAACCATAGATAGCAAAAGATGAATATACATCTAAATGAATATTCGGATATTCTTTTGATAGTGCATCAATAATTGGATAGACAAGTTCTAAACCACGATGTGGTGTTGTATGATAGATAAAACGAACTGTTTTAGATTTCTCTTTTTCTTCACTATCATATCGAGTTTCAACTGCGTTTGGAATAACAGAACACATAGAGTATGGAATACCAAACACCATAATGTATTGATCTCTTTGCCAATTTGATACAAAAACAAAGTGGTCAAACTTTTCCCAACCTTTGTTTTCAAGTATCTTATTTTCAGGATCGCCTACTAAGTCGTGGCAATAAAAGATATTTTTTACATCGGTAGGAATATCACGTGGTCGTGAAAGGTGAATAGCGAACCCATCTAAGAGCTCGCTGTTAACGTTATCCAATAGGCGTTGGCGCATCATTTCTGTACCGCCTTTTGAATTAGCAGATAATTCAGACTCTACTACTTCGCCTTTATAAATCATACTCATTAGCCATTGAAC